GGTAGCCGTTCTAATAACGAACCGCTAATTAATTCTGGATTTAAAACAGGCTTATCCACATAGGCTTCAGCCAAGTTTGGTTTTTCTTCTTGCTTTATTTCTTCAGTCATCTTGTTGCTCCTGTTTTTCTAGCAGGCTCTTGAGTTCCTGTTCCACATGATTTAGGGAGTCTATACTTCCCATAAGTTCACGGTATTGCTCCATTGATTTAACGTTACCGTACTGCAATACATCCACAATAGTCGAACGTCGCTCTCTAACAATCCTAAATACTGCCTCCGCTACATATATTTCATCCATTGCTCCTCGCATATTGTCTAATAATATCGTAGATTATCTTATCATATCTCATACGAAAAAAGCTAGTTTTTATGCAAGTTCGAAATGCATCGCATCAATAAAGGGTCGTCTGCTTTGTGAACGACGCAGATCTATGTATTCATTCATTAAAGCTTCAGCGGACATTTCGGTATCCGTTAAGTTTTTATGCCAGGCGGCTCCCCAACGAATGGTAACGTCTAGTTCGTTTGCGGCTTGTCTAATAGCCTCGGCTACGTCATCGTAAACAGCTAACTCCCAGCTAATCCTAGGCCCTACATAGGCGGCTAAATCAACCGCCCTACCGCCTAAGTGTTTACTCTTTAAGGTTTGACTAGCACCTTTTTCAACTAATTGTTTTTGTCGGGACAGCGTTCTTAACCCTTCCGTCACACCAAAATCTATTTCCGTTATGTCTATAGCTCTTTTTACTACGTCAACAAGTTTTTGATCAACACCTTTTAATCTATCTAAACTTCTTTCAGATAACTTAAAACTCATCGGCCTTGACCTCTATACTTTTTAAAATTTCGTTTGTCGTGTTTACTACGTGGTCGAGACATAATAGAACTTCCGTCACTAGTCTTTTTCTTCAAGCGTAATTTAAGTGACCTGTCTGCTATACTTAGTTTAGGTTTAGCCATTACTTAGCGACTCCTTTAGTTTTCTCAAAACTACGCAAACCACCAAGACCCAGCATACCCATAAGCACAGTCATTAACTGACCCATTTCAAACACTGGGAGACTAGGTACTTCCATACCGTAGGCAGCGATAACAAAAATAGCCAAAGGCTGGAGAACAAAATGATAAGCAAAGGCAGCACCGCAAACCCAACCCACAAACGGTCTCCAACCACCTTTCCATACTGAATTACTAGCTGCTTCAGCCTTGTTGACTTCGACTTGGGCCAAAGCCAACTGTTGCGCGTGGTTGTCCGCCATCGTCGAAATTTCATGAGCTAACTTTGCCTTCTGGTCTTTGTCTTCAATAAACTTATCTAAAATACCAGTTACGGGGCCAATGAGTGCGCTTAATAAAGCCATATTACCTCCTTATTTATCACACCTACAAACGTTAATAAACTTAGACACCGCCCACGTTAGTAGCTGTTTAAATTTAGTCCAAACCCAAACAATTGTATTTTGTAATGTTGTACCTACCCAAAACAAAGCAACTAGGATTTTGTTTAACATATTTGAAAACATAAAACCTCCAATTAGGAAGATTAACAACCGTTAAATTTTGTACCTTTGATAGCCGCGCCAGTTCCACGCATTTTCATACGCTTTACAGTGTCCCCGGCCATCGGCGCTTCTGCTGTTTTTCCGTAAGGAATACGGCCTTGATCTTTAATGTCGGCATAAGACACAGCTTTTGGCGTGTTTTTTGGGGCTTCGCCTTTGAATTTTACAGTCCTCATATTAATCTCCTAGTGTAATTATTTCATTCTGTTTATCATCTCAAACAATGTTTTAACTTTTTCTTCTAGGCTTTTTACTCTAGCTGTAATTTCAGCACGAAAAGCAACTGCAATAGCCGCAACGGCTATTAGTCCGGAAATTATCGGCCAAATATCCATAAAGTCATTCATTACTAAGACCTCTGTTTAAGTAACTCACGTTCCATAGCAGATTGTATTCTAGCAGCAGTTTGAGATTCTTGTGAGGACAAACGTTTTGCAAACTGATCCTTACGAGCCTGCAAGCTTTGCACGTCCAAGTTGAGCTTCTGTGCATCCAATTGAGCGTCGTTCTGTTCGGCTTGTGCTTTAAGCTGAAGTTCCGACTCTTTAAGCTTAACCAATGGATCCGGTTGTCCCGCTCCAGATAATTGTCCAGACAAATCTTTAACTTGCTGCATGCCCTCTGCTATAAATTGAGCGACGGCTTGCTCCATCTTCAACATCTGTTCTTCGTCAGCGGTTTGACCTGTCTGCTGTACTTGTTGCGCGTAATCTTCAAGTGCTCTTTCCTGAGCCGCTATTTTTACATGTTCCATAACGTGCTTTTGTAACGCCATCGCAACCGGCGGCAAAGAACCAACAATCGGACTTGTACCAAACACTAAGTGAGCCGTAATGTGCGCTTGGTGGTTCTGACCCTCAAACGCTTTCAATTGAAGCATGTCTAAAGCATCTATGTTTTCTTGCGCCGGATCAATAGGAATAGGTTCCTCATTGGGAACCGCCTTCATTATTCTATCCGTATCCGTTACGCCCAGAGCCTCATACATGTCACGATAAACTTCGTGCATGTTGTGTAATTCCGGTGCAGCACCCGCTAGTTGTAATTTTGTTTGCGCTAGTACAATACGTTGCGCCTGACTGAAAACATTCGGATTGCTTACCGGAATCACGTCTACTCTATCATCAAAATCAGACCGCATAACACTTGAATCGGCCCCCGCAACAGAGTATGGGTATTCGGACGGTAAACTTTCACTCATCACACGAGACAGGATTTTAAACTCCTGCCGCATACCGTAATGCAAACGTTTGTGAACCGCGCTCATCACACGAGAGCCTTGCTCCAACATTGCAATGGTTGTGCCTACCGCAGCATTTTGATTACCATCACCAACCTTCATGTCAGTAATTGTGGCAAAACGTTGACCCGCCTGAACCACAAAACCCAACAACTGGAACAACGTTGGATCAGGACCCTTAAAGGGTAAAGGCATAAGGGAGTCACGGATGGCACCGCCGGGAGCGTCCACATCTCTAAATTCACCGGGCTGAAGTGGATCGTCATCATCCCGAATGCGGAGTCCTCTGGCTTTAAAACCAGCAGGTAAATTAGCCAAAGTACCCGCATCGAGCAATTGCCTCAACGCCGCAGTAGCCGTCCGTGACAAACCGCCAATGGTGTGAATTAATCCTAACCCGTAGAAACCAAAACCAGGTAAGAATTTAAAGTGAGTAAAGTATTGAATCTTTTTCTTTAACTCATCTTCCTCCCGATAGTTGCGCCTAATTGATAAAACTTCACCATTGTCCTCCGAGATGGTAACAATGTAAGGAACCTTAATTCCAGTAGGCTCTCCATCATCGTCAACTTCCTCATAACCCTCTAAATCCAGATCTACATGGCATTCAAACAACGTGCACGTATAATCAATCTGTGACGGCTCTACGCCCTCAATCTTATTGATCTCTTCCGTAATACCACTGGTAGACAAAGACTGCGCCGGAAGAACATCTATATCCCGGTAAAACTCTGCCCGTTGTTTTTTCCTCAAATCGTTCAAACTCATCTTGAACACTTGAGTAATGTTAGGACAAGTGTCTAAGTCAGAAGTCTCATAAGGAACCACTAAGTTTTCCGCTGGAACAAACTTAGATACCGCACGACCCATCGTCTCGTCGTAATACGTCTTCTTAAACGTCGAACCCGCCAATGGCAAATAAAACAACATTTGGTCCATGTCCGGCGTGTAATCCTCCATCACATTGGTGATGTAGTAATTCATGAAACTCTTTACGCGAGTCGCTTGAGCAACCTTATCTTTCGTCTCCTTGCCCATCACAACAGTACGAACAGGTCCACCCGCAGGTAATAATTCGTTAAACGCTTGTGCCTGAAACTGTGTCGCAGCCTCGGCCAATAAAGGATGAGTCACGGACGACGAGCCACGGAACGGTTGTGTCCTCTCTTCATACGTGAATCCAAGAAGCTCTAAACCGTCGGCATACGCTTCTTCCCAATCTTGACGACTGGCCTTGTTCGCATCAAATTCATCCAATAACTCACTGGCAATTCTCTGCAACTCTCGGGTAGGTATGTCTTCAGCAAGGTTGGCGTAAAACTCATCGCTTACACGATCATCGCCCATTGGTTCGAAATCAATTGTAACGCCACCATCTTCGTCTTCTTCAATTTCAATACTGCCAACATCCTCAGCTTCAATCACGGCTTGAACCGTGTTCCGTGAGCCGGGGATCTCTAACTCTAGTTCGGCATCCAAATCCGCTTCATCAAGCTGCGATGGAACTGAATTCTCCATAAACGTTCCAAAACCTTTTGTAGCTTCTGCCATTTTTTATCCTTTAAACGTTTCTTACCGCTCGTGTCTTGCCTCTAACAGCGCAACCGTCAATACCTTTACGGGCCGATTTCCGCGATGCACGGACCTCGCCTCCGGATTCCATTTTCTTGACTGCACCACCTTTAGACATAGTAATTTGAGAGGGAACATCTACGGAGGGTAATGAATAATTATCGCTAGGTTCCTCAGTTGAAGATTTTTTTCCTCCTGTCGAACTAGCCGCACTTGCCAAACCTGCTGCGACTGCTGCTCCTGCGGCTTTATTTGTACCTTTTTTGTTTTCTACTAAACCGCTTCCCTTCCCTTTACCCATATTTTTTAGGCTTTCATACGCCTTGCCTGCTTCCCGTCCGGCCTTAGCTATACCCTCTTTCACGCCTACTTGTTGAAGTTGTCTAGGCGTTTTTGTCTGAGAAATAACTTTCGTTGCTTCCCTTCTAGTCAAGCCTCTTAGCATTAGTTGTCTTATTAAAGCTGCTGTAGCAGCGGCGGCAAAAGGTGCGGGCATTAAATCATCCTTATTATATTAAGCAAAGTTTAAAGGGTATTCGCGCAATCGTACTATATTAATAATATACCCTTACTCTATCAGAAACTTCTTCTTTTTCCCAACTATCCGTTGGTAATTGAACAAAGTTTCCTTGACGATAACGCATTAACGCCTGAGTCATGCTGTCCACCAAATCGTCATACTCTCCATTAGGGAAGGCCGCGACCTCTTCAATCAACTCGTCCGCAAATACTTCGTCGGGGGCCCACACCATGCCCGCTTCAAATAACGGCGAAACGCTGTGAACCCTAGATACTTTGTCGTTACCCCTGCTTGGTGTATAATTTACAACAGGTATGCCCATATTACGCAGTTCTTGTGTTAAAGGTAAACCA